CACGCGAAATCTACGAGAGTCTTATGGAAGAAGAAGACGAAGAGTCTAGTGCTGAGCGCGACGACAAAGCTGAAAAAGCTGGTAAAAAAGTTGCTAAAGACATCGAGTACGACGAGAAGAAAAACAAGTTGGACGAAGATGAAGAAGAAGATGACGAAGAAGATCTTGAAGAAGATATGACTTCTGATGCCGCTCCTGATCTTATTGACGACGTCGAAATGGACGAAGAAGGTATGACCATGGAAAATGATGCTGAGTTTGACGACGAAGCTGAAGAAGAAGGCGAAGAAATGACTCATGATATGGAAAACGATCATGATGAAGAAGGCGACATTGAAGATCGCGTAGTTGACTTGGAAGACAAGTTAGACGAATTAATGGCTGAATTTGAAGCTATTATGGGCGGCGAGCACGGCGAAGAAGATGAATTTGATGCTGAGCGCAATGATGTAGGCAACCACGATATGCAAGGCGACGAGCTAGAAATGGACGACACAGCTGAATTTGCTGACATGCCATTGGGCGAAAACATCAGTTTGCCATCAGCACCAAAGCCAGTTACTACTGAGCCAGCTGGAACAAACACAAAGTCTACAACAGCATTTAATTCAGGTGCAGCCGGTATGGCAAGTAAGCCAGTAGGCGGTAGCCCAGATGAGAAGAACCCAGACGGCACAGCCGCTTACAAGAAGCCATCAAACGCTTACAGTAAGGGCGAAGGCAATTTGCCAGGCGCAGGTACTTTTAAAAACACTCCAGCTAAAGACGGTAGTAAATTGGCACCAGCACCAAAGCCAGTAACTGCACAAGCAGCCGGTGTTAATACAAAGACACCTTTTCCAAGAGGTTAATAGGTAGATATGGCTCGCTATACATATCTTAAAGAACATCTAAGCTTCACTCAGGCCAGGGCAGAAATCCTGACTGAGGAAGCCGCGGATGGTTCTGGCAAGAACTTGTACCTCAAAGGCATTTGTATTGAGGGCGGAGTTCGCAATGCCAACGAGCGAGTATATCCTGTAAACGAAATTGCCAAGGCAGTAGACACTATCAACGAACAGATTAAAACTGGTCATTCAGTTTTAGGTGAAGTAGATCACCCAGATGATTTAAAGATCAACTTGGATCGTGTAAGTCACATGATTGAAAAAATGTGGATGGATGGCCCTGCAGGCTATGGAAAACTAAAGATATTACCAACACCGATGGGAACATTAGTAAAAACAATGTTAGAATCCGGTGTTAAACTAGGTGTTAGCAGTCGTGGATCTGGAAATGTCAACGACGCAAACGGACATGTCAGTGACTTTGAAATAGTCACTGTTGATGTGGTTGCTCAACCAAGTGCTCCTAATGCATATCCAACAGCAATTTATGAAGGCCTACTGAATCATCGTGGCGGTCAGCAGTTGCTAGATATGTTTAAGGACCCTGCTAAAGGCAACAAAGCACAGAGATTTGTAAAGAGCGAAGTTCTTCGTTTGATACAAGGTCTCAAGATTGAAGGGAAATAATATGCTAGATGCTATTAAACCGTTATTAGATAGCGAGCTAATTTCTGAGGATGCGAAAGCAGAAATCAATGAAGCTTGGGAATCCAAGTTAGTTGAAGCCAAAGAACAAGCCCGTGCAGAACTCCGCGAAGAGTTTGCACAACGCTATGAGCATGATAAACAAGTAATGGTAGAAGCCCTGGATCGCATGATAACAGATGGTCTTACTGATGAACTACAACAAGTACAAGCTGAAAAAGCTCAACTTGCTGAAGATCGCGTTCGTTTCCAAGCTAAGATGAAAGAAAATTCCACAAAGTTTAACGACTTTATGGTAACCAAATTAGCAGAAGAAATTGGCGAATTGCGTAAAGATCGTAAAATGCACAACGAAGGTCTCCAGAAATTGGAAGGCTTTATCGTACATGCATTAGCTAAAGAGATTCAAGAATTTGCACAAGACAAACAAGATGTAGTTAATACAAAAGTTCGTTTAGTGCGTGAAGCTCGTAGCAAACTTGAAACATTGAAGACACGATTTGTAAAAGAATCTGCCGCCAAGATGAGTCAAGCTGTTGGCAAGCATCTCAAGGCCGAACTCAGTCAGTTGCAAGAAGACATCAAAGTTGCTCGCGAGAACAATTTTGGTCGTCGTATTTTTGAAGCGTATGCCGCAGAATTTGGCGCTACTCACTTAAATGAGAAGCAAGAAGTTCGCAAATTACACGATGCATTAGCTCAGAAAGATGCAAAACTGGCCGAAGCCATCCAACTCACACAAAAGGCGAAAGTACTTGTGGAGTCCAAAGAACGCGAAATCCGTATGATCAAGGAATCCAATGAACGCGAAAGCGCCATGGAAGAATTGCTCGCTCCTCTAAACAATGAGAAGCGTGAAATCATGCGTAATTTGCTCGAAAGCGTACAGACTAAGCGTTTGTCTGCCGCATTCGAAAAGTATCTACCAGCTGTTTTGGAAGATCGTTCCGTGAAAGCCACAAAAGTGATCACAGAATCATTGTCCGAAGTAACTGGCGATAAATCTGCCCGTGTCCAAGATGCTGATGAGCAAAGCGAAAGCAATGTCATTAATCTGAAGCGGTTGGCAGGGCTGTAATTTAAAGATATCAAAAAGGAGACTTAAATGTCACAAGAATTAATCGAAAGTCGTTGGGACGAAACTAAGGAAGCGTTGCTTGAAGGCCTACAAGGTTCTAAGCGTTCTTCCATGAGTGTAATCCTTGAGAACACAAAGAAGTACTTGAAAGAGAACGCAAGTTCTGGTTCAACTGCATCTGGTAACATTGCTACATTAAACCGTGTAATTCTGCCAGTAATCCGTCGTGTTATGCCAACTGTTATTGCTAACGAGTTGGTTGGTGTTCAGCCTATGACAGGCCCAGTTGGTCAAATCCACACATTGCGTGTTCGCTATGCTCAGTCTTTAACAGACAACAGCTTGGCACAAACAAGTGTAACAGCTGGCCAAGAAGCTTTGTCACCATTTACCATTGCAACTGCATACTCCACACAGCCACAAAGTTCTAGTACAGCTACTGGCTATACTGGTAACAACACAGCTACAATGGAAGGTACAGGCGGTAAGCAAATTTCCGTACAGATCTTGAAGCAAGCTGTTGAAGCTAAGACACGCAAACTCCAAGCTCGTTGGACATTTGAATCTGCACAAGATGCTCAAGCTATGCATGGCATCGATGTTGAAGCTGAAATCATGGCTGCTCTTGCACAAGAGATCACAGCTGAGATTGACCAAGAGATCCTCTTGAGTCTACAAACATTGGCTACAACAGAGTACACATACAACCAAGCTACTGTATCTGGTACAGCAACATTCGTTGGTGATGAGCATGCCGCTTTGGCAGTGTTGATCAACCGCGTTGCTAACTTGATCGCTCAGCGTACACGCCGTGGCGCAGGTAACTGGGCTGTTGTATCTCCAGCTAGTTTGACAGTATTGCAATCTGCAACCACTTCTGCTTTTGCTCGCACAACAGAAGGCACATTTGAAGCTCCTACAAACACCAAGTTTGTTGGTACATTGAATGGTGCTATGCGTGTGTTTGTAAACAGCTACGCACAAGATACACAAGCTGTGTTAGTTGGTTACAAAGGCTCTAGTGAAGCTGACGCTGCCGCGTTCTACTGCCCATACATTCCGTTGATGAGTAGTGGTGTTGTATTGGATCCAAGTACATTCGAACCAGTAGTTAGCTTTATGACTCGCTACGGATTTGTCGAGCTCACTAATACTGCGAGCAGTTTTGGAAACGCAGCAGATTATGTTGGGGAAATCGCAGTGCAAAATTTATCGTTCAGCTAATCAAACAGCAACAACGAAAAGTTTATTCAACCCAGGGATGGGAAGAAGCAGAAAAGCGCCGCAAGGCGCTTTTTTGTTGGCCAAATTATTTGACAAACATTATGTTTTGAGTGTATTATTCTTAGTAATGCTACGGACTATGATAAATAAAAGCATGAAACACTTTATATACAAAACAACTCACATAAACGGCAAATACTATATTGGAAGACATAGTACAGAAAACATCAACGATGGCTACATTGGGTCCGGTCTTTGGCCTAGTTCTATAAAAGATAAATCCACACTAACTCGAGAAATACTTGAATATGCTGATTCGGTTGAACAGGTAACAAGACTCGAAGGGCAGTATCTAGCAGAACATTATGGCAAACCGGGTTGCATGAATCAAACTGTAGACCCTATTGGGTTTGATACAGATAATAATCCAATGAAAAATCCAATTATAGCAGAAAAAATTGCCGGCGATAATCACTATATGAGGAAAAATCCGCAAGCAAGAGAAAATAGTAGACAAAAGCAAAATAAATTAGTTCAGGAAGGTAAGCATAATTTACAAGGCGATCGCAATCCAAACAAGGATGGCCGTAACGCTAAAAAAGCATATGAGAATGGCAATCACGTCTGGCTTAAGAATAATCCAAGTATATGGCGTAGCGAAGCAGGTATACACCACTGGCAAAATGGCAACAGTCCTAACGCTGGCGGCAAATTAAACAAAAAACTTGTAGAAGCCGGAACACACAATTTACTTGGGCCCGAGCACAATGCCAAACGAATCAAAGAAGGTACACATAACCTGCTCGGTCCAAGTTCGAATCTAGACAGGCTCAAAGCCGGTAATCATCCAAGTCAAATAAAAAAAACTTGCGAGCACTGTGGAAAAACTGCAAGCGTGAGCATGTATACACGATGGCATGCTGACCGTTGTAAACAATCCCCCAACAACACCCCCAAGAAAGAAACAAAATGAAAGACACTGAAATTGTAGAAGTACTAGCCGATGGCACCATCAACCATTTTGATTTGGATGTATGCAATGCCGCTGCTGACGAGGCCTTAGAGCTATTGTGGGCCAAAGAAAATACCGTGCTGTCGTTTGACTACACAGCCGCGGTTTTTAGCCTGTTCGTAGACTCTATCAATATCTTGAGTAATTCTGGATGGACCACACAGGAACTACTACAGGAAGTACTTGATCACTCCGAAGCCAACGACAACATCGGCGACCCAGATTGTGAGGACGACTAACCGCGCCCGCTGGCACGGTGCTAACTGCAAATACCACCTGTGACATGGCGTAAACCCTTGGATCTGCTAAATAGGTTATCAGATAAGGAATAGATCATGGTAGCACCATTACAAATAGGCGGTGGCATTTCAATAGGCGGTAGCATTAATATCGGAAATTTTGCAGAGGTACCTAGTTTTACCATAAATTCATTTGAGTTTGCGTCAGGCGAATCTTACGGCGGCGGATTACAGCCACAAGGTACCAATGGCACTGGCGGATTTATTAATCCGGCTACTGGATCGTTAGAAGCAAGCGGATACGCATTTATTACGCCAACAAGCGAACTTATAACTATTTTAGATACAGCATTTGCAGCCGCCGGAATACCAACAGACGGTTCTACTTATGCGTGGAATGTTACTTGGGGAGCAGGTAGTACAACTTCTTCTGGTATAGTTCGTTTAGGTTGGAACAACGGAGGACAGACATTGATTATGTCAGTAATGAACCCTAGCGACAATAGCTGGCAAAATCCTCCAACCGGCTCTAATTATGAATATGCCGCAAGTTTGATTGGCACTTTTTTACTGCCAGCAACCTTCACAGCTTATACTCCATTAAATCAAGTTGGCTCTGCTAACGAATGGTGCTAAA